CCCCGCCGATGCGGAGACTCCCGGCGCATTGCAGGTCAAGGATTCCAGTGCCACCACCGGCCAGATCAATAAGTCTGACGTTACCCCCTACTTCGGCACTGGCACTCCTGATACTGACAGCTATGTGGTGGCCGGGACGCAGTATGTGACCTATGTGCTGGGCGACGGCTGCATCAGCTACGAGGACATCGGGGCCCGTGTACCCTACGAGATGGCCCGTGACCCCAAAACTAAGGGCGGCCAGGATACCCTTTATACCCGCCAGCGTAAGGTGTTCGCGCCCTTCGGCATCTCCTATGAGAAGAAGAGTCAGCAGTCCCTCTCTCCCACTGACGAGGAACTGGCCAAGGGAGAGAACTGGTGTCTGGTCCACTCCGGCGAAAGTGACGAGGGCCAGCGGTCCTATGTGGCCGACAAGGCCGTGCCCATCGCCCGCATCCTCTCCAGGGGTTAACGGCTATGATGAGCGTATATGAAGCGGTGGTGGCCCGGCTGGCCACGCTGGGCTACACCTCCACGGAAGCCGACAGAGTGAGCCTTGAGTACCTGATTCCAAAATGTGAACTGGACATTTTGGCAAATATCAACCACCGGGAACTG